TTCTAAAATACCTGAGTAAGGATTCATGCCTGATTCATACGGAATTTTAATCTGTACACTTTCAAACGGTTTGCTGTAACGTGTTTTCACTACTTTACATGCCGCTCTAATACCTTGTACTGTCGATACTTTATTTCCGTCTTCGTCTTCTTTAAGTTTCAACTTCTTCATTGCTACTACAATACTTGAAGCATATACAAATCCTTGTCCACCTGATATCTTATCATCAGGGTCAAACATATCTTGCGATGCGTATGTATGGTTAGTTGCAACAAGTCCGATTGGATGTGGTGCTAGTTGGTTAACTGTATTTCTAACTAGGGCTGTTAATGCCTTAGGCTTTCTACCCATATCACCTTTCATGTCGCCTTTTCAAACTGTGCAACATCGGTAGGTGTAAGCAACATTCCTAAACTATCCACTACGAATAGTAATTTAGGTTGCTCTGCATATGGTAGGTCACCATAGTTAGACTTATAGTCTTTTACAAAGTCACTAATTGTTTTTGCTACATCATCAATCATTGAGACGCCAATCTTCAATAATTTATCAGGTGTTGTATCAACGCCTAATGCTTGTAGCCAATCTTCATCTAGTGCATTCTCACTATCAAATAATACTACTTGACAGCCTTGTTGTTGTGCATTACGCACTAAGTTACCTGAACAGATAAAACTCTTACCCGAACCGGATTCGCCAGCAAATACACTAACTTTACCTAAAGGGACTCCTTTATGGAAGTCCCCACTTATTAGGTAGTTTAAAGTGTAGTTACCAGTTGATATCCAATCCTGTGGGTCATGAAAGCCAGCACTAATACCGCTGATGCCTTTAGTTATGCCCGTTCTGAACTTGGTTAGGTCAAATGGTTTCTGCATTATCTTCTCCTAGGATCTGTTACGAATCATATTTAAAATATCATCCGCACTAGGCTTATCACCAGTTGCCTCTGCCGGAGCAGGTGCTGTTGCAGTTGCTTCAGCTACAGGTACAGCTGGTGCAGGAGTAGGCGTTGCTACTACTGGTTCAGTTGTTACTGTTGGTGCTGGAGTTTCTACTACCGGAGCAGTTGGTTGCACAGGTGCTGATGTAGTTGGTTTTGCTGAAGCACTTGCAGGAACGTCTACGCCATAAGGCTTGTAGAAGTTACCCCAACGTTCAACATCATACAACTCACCGTCAACTGATGCTTGGAACATTTCGCTAATTGCGTTAAGTTCGTCTTGCCCAGGTCTTTTTGGTAAAAAGTCTGATAACGTATACAAACCATTTGTATCAATTGCCGCTAATTCATCTTCATTTAAGCCACGTTCTTTACGAGCCCATTTTGAAGTACTATAGTCAGCGTATTGACCTTTAGTGGTTTTCATTACTCTAAAATCTGTACCATTTACATAATCAGTAGGAATGTTTTCCATTTCAGGATCCATTAATGCTGATTTAATAATGTTAAAGATTTGAGGGGATATAACAAAACGTCTGATTGGATTTTCAGGTATTGTTTCGTTAAGTGGGTTTTCAGTAACATATCCTTGGAATATGTAACTTCTTTTTTTCCAGTACTTACGACCCATGTCTTCTAGACTTGTGTCTTTAAACCAAGGACGAACCTCAGTTAATACTGGACAAGTATCTCCGTACATTTCTGCACATGGTACTTGTACTGTAACAGGTTTACTGTCACCGCCTTTTACACCCGGAAAAGAAAGTCTAATCATTTGTCTTTCTTGCCAAAAGAACGTGTTATCAGTGTCTGCGTCAGGTAAGAACCTGAGAACAGCTGATGTTCCTTCGTCGATATTCCAGTGTGGATAAATGGCGTTGTCGCCGCCTGTTGATGATTGGCTAGAACTTTTTGTGTTCTCCATGCTTGCCAATTTAGCCCTTATTTCTGCCAAAGATGCCATAATAGTGTCTCCTATGTTTGTGCCATAATGTTGTAATACTACTTTGTGTTAATGTATTACTTGTGCCTAAGTTTAATGTCTTTGTGCCATGATGTCAACCTTTTTTTATCTTTTTATTGATAACAACCGTTG